ATGCCACCCGTCACGTAGTCCTCAAGGATTAATGGCCCCCCAAAACAGTTATAGTCTCCAGCGTTGATCTCTTCAATACAGTACTTCACTTTATTCGTCCCACTTGTCTTATGGCACGTGACGCCCATGATCACGTTGTATGTTGAACCATCAATCTTCAAGCCGTCGTAAGTGTTGTCTGCCGTCAACTGCGAGGCTATCTTGATTTCACTGTTACATATATTCATGCTTCGGCATCCATTCTGAAGAACCATGCCATTATGTGATGGACTGTCGATTTTTGCGTCAGCCACCCGTACTCTTTGGCAGTTGTTGAAAATGGCTGAATCAAACCCGCTTTGGTGGCCCCAGTATGGAGCGTGGAAAAAGCTGGACGTACAATGGTCGATGTAGGCCCCAGCACTGTACCACGCGTAGATATCGCTGTCCGTGACGTTGGCCATGTGCATCCCTTCGCCCCCGCATTGATGTGTTTCAAGACGTTCGATGTACACGGGGCCACAGTTCACGTTGTTCGTGTGGTTCAGGTAAATTCCATGTTCCTTGCAGTTTCGGGCCTTAACTCGAATCAATGCCTCGGTGTAATAGGGTTCCCAATCCGTGTACTGCAAATCTTGGTTTGGATTGAACATGACGCCGTTACCGCTGGACTGATTAGCGCTGTTGCCGTCAATGTAGATTTCCTGAAGCACGACTGCCCGTACGTTCGTTGGGTCTTTTAGGACGATTAGGTCTTTGTTCAAGTTGTTGATGGGCTTCAGAGTTGATGGCCCTAGAAGGTTGCAGTACTGAGGCATCTTAATCTGGTCTTCCATGTTCAAGAAATCGTCGTTCAACTGGACAGTTTCACTTGAAGTGCGAGAATCAGCGGAGACAGCGTCAAGAGCCGCTTGAATGGCTGCTGCAGGAGTGCTTAAAGGATAAGTGGTAACTCCGCCTGTCTTGCCGTTGGCGACGTAAACGTAGTTTGCGTCCTTATAAACGCAGTATTCATATATGGCTCTAAGCATGGGGGAAACAGCTTGAGACTGAACCTGAGTTCCATCCCAGTACTCGAGGCGATGCGTATCCTTCGCGTACCACTGTCTGCCTTCTTCAAGCAAACCCCACCCGGATGTGCTGGGTCTCGTTGCTCGTTTTTCCGGTTCATAATACTTACTCATATCTGTTCACCTAAATTTAAACGCAAATGTAATTGAAGCCTATCGCCGAAGCGTAGGCACTGTCAACAGCAACCACAAACTGGATGCTGCTGTGACTCGTAATTTGCCACCGTTTCCCGCCTGTGTCACTCGTCGGGCTAATCACGATGCTCATCGGATCCTTGCCCAAGTTATGCATTACCGTCACGCTGGTACTGTTCGCGGGCAAAGTGAAAGAGCCCTTATCAAAATCCGTCATGTCACGCACACACATAGTTGAAAGTGATGTCAAAACTACATGCTGAATCGATGGACGCGACAAACTGGGTGCTCGTTACACTTGTGATTATCCACCGTTTTCCAGCGGCATCAGTGATCGGACTAACAACGACCGCAGTCGGAACTACGCCCAAACTGTGAGTAACGATTATGCTTGTGGTATTAGCTACAATCGTGAAGGCCCCGACAGCGAACGTAGCCGAGCTGCCTGGCGGAACCCCACTGCCAAGAGAATATGATTCTTCCTGAAGAGTTAGCGTGAATTTTCGTATATTCTTGCCACCCAAGTTTTCCAGCGTATACGTGACGTTAAGCACAAGTACGGGCACGAGATTGACTGGACGAACCGGCAGGTCACTGTAGAATAGGACTGTATTCCCATTTCCAGCGGCAACCTGGAAATAATTCGCTAAACTATTAGCCCAGACGACGTCCTGCTCCACGCAGTCGATTATGTACGTGCGAATGAGGCCGTACACTTTTACTTTCCGGGTGTATTGGCTGCTGCTCCAAGCATCCCACTGACTCGCCGAGATGATTACTCCCTCAGCCCATTTTGTGACAGTTAATGTTTGCCCGTCAAGAGTCGTGCCCATCAATGCTCACCTTGCATCGACTGCGATTACTCCTATACAGCCGCCGAGGCCGTACACGACAAGATTGTTGTTTGAGACGTCCACGATGTCAATCGTGTACGTGAAGTTTACGAGATCCATGCCTGAGAGGCTATTGTAATAATCATCAGCAACTCCGAAGGTTACTCCATGGATAACGCCGACTCCAACGAACTTTGTTGGATTCAAGAACCAAGGCTCAAGAATACAGTAGAGCGTGCTGCCCTGGCTGAAGTAAATGTTAACGGGTATGTGTACCGTACCTGCAAGAATCCATGGACACGCTATAACGCTTATGATCACTACCGTGCTCGCGTTGCGCTTGCTTATCGTCACCGTATGGCTCGATCCAACAGCGAAGGATCCTGCAGTCTTTGCACTTGCACAACCCACAGCATCCACGTCTTGATTGCGTTCATCCCAAGAAATCTGAGCAGCATCAACCGAAACACTTACGCCGTTAGTGAGGTTGTCGTCGATATTCTCAAAGTTCGTATCTCCCCCGGCTGTTGAGGCGAAACATTGAACTAGATAAGTAGCGTTTTGCAGAGCGCCCACAGGCGTGTTACGATTTGCAACTGTGAGAGCGATGCCTGTGCTATAGGTGCGGACGCTGGCGCCTTGCTGGTCATTGAAGGCGCTTAGGCCTGCTTGGAAATTCTTGATGGCAACTGTGTAGGCTGCAGATGATACGTACCCCTCAACCTTCACGTCATACGTGCCGGCTGCTAACCAAATGGCAAGCCCATAGGATGTATAAACTCCTGTTGGCTCAAGCCCAAAAACGTAGTTGGAACCAACCTTTACGCGTACATATCCTATAGAGCCATTTAGCAAGATGTCAAGCTTGATGAGCAAGATTCCGGCAACAGCTAATACTACGTTGCCATAATCATGCATCGTGCCCCAGGCAGCCTGCGTGTTATAAGGGTATTGCGTCGGGTCGTTAATGAGGTTGCTTTCCTGCGCTACGAGTCTTTCCTGTTCAGCTAGAATCGGCATTAGGCTACAAACACGCTCCCAGATCTGATACGTTTCTGTGTTGCCGCTGCACCGCTGCTCGTGGGCTCGACGATAGTCGTTTGTAGAGCCTGCAGGACCTGTTTTGATGCTAGGTCAACTGTTGCTTTGTCCGCGCTGCCCTCAATATTCACAAGAGGAGCTGTAATGGTAACGTTTACAGCTCTTCCCCCACCATCAGGAACAGCCAAGGTTCCACGGCCTAGACCTGCCCAAGTATTCACTGCACCGCCTGCTCCGGGAATAAGGGTTTGTGCAGCTTCAGTCTTCATTTTGCCCAGCAGCGCCGTTTGCCAATCTCGCAGCTGCGTCAACTTCGTCTCGTACTGGCTGTTCATCGAGTCAATCTCGCTTAGAACAGCGTCTTTCTCGCTTCCCGTGAGAATTGCAGCGTAATCTGCCATTTGCTTAATCTGCTTGTTATGCTCAGTCGTCATCTTCGTAATCGTGTCACCGATATTCATGGCCATCGTAGCCACTTTATTCGTACTGCAACTGGTGTATGCTTGCATAGCGTTCTGAGCTTCTCCGACAAGGCCGTGATTAATGAGGTCGGTTACGTCGCTGGCCATAACACTCATCTTGTCCGTAGATTCATCTGCCAGACTAGACATCTTGCCCGTTGAACAGTCCTTGAACGCTTGTATATCCGCCTGAGCCTTGTTAACGAGTTGCTCGTTTATCACGGCTGGAATCTGGTTGATCTTCGCAATTTCCTTGTCATACTCTCCCAGAAGAGCTTCTTTACTGCCTATCACGTTGTCGATTTGCTGTTGCAAAGACTTGTACGCATCCGTGTTCTTGTAGTTTAGACCGTAAGTGACTTCTAACCCGGTCTCTTCCTTTCCTAGTTCGCCGAGCATCTGGTCCGTTGCGGTGATAAGCTGCTTTTTGCTGTCAGCAAGATTCTTCAGTTTCACGTCATACGTATCCGCCGAGCTTGACGTCATGATAAACTGTTCTTTGAGGTCGCTGAGACTCATCTCGAGAGGCGAGAGATTTGCCAGGACCTGTTGCTGAGCGGCAACGTATTTGATAGTCATGTTCCCAGCATTGTCCATATCTTGTCCGAACGCTTGTATAGTCTTAGAGGTCTTGGCAACTACTTCATCAACTTTCGCAGTTGCTACAGAAGCATTATTAGCTCCCGTAACCCAGCCGACAAAGCCTGAAACAGCCCCTGCAATAGCACTGCCAACAGCAGCCAGATCACTTCCAAGAGCATTGATACCATTCCGAAAAGTCTCACACGTATTGTACGCATAGATGATCCCCGCTACGAGGGCTGCGATTGCTGCGATGACGAGGAAGATGGGGTTTGCATCCATAACAGCGTTCAACGCAACCTGTACGCCAGCCCAGATTTCCGTTGCGTTGGATACTATGCTTATGATGCTGATAAGGCTGGGAATTACTGAGAGCGCCGCGAACATCATGGAATTGTTCAAGTTCTGACTAGACAGCTGAGCCCTTTCAACAGCTACGTTATAGGCGTTCTGGGCAATGCTCAGCTTATCCAACGCATCTTTAGCTTGCGTACTGGCTGGACCGTATTTGGCGATAACGTCGTTATAGGCTGTTTGAGCTTTTTCAAGGGTTTCCGTGCTTCTTTGAACCATAAGGTTTGCCCTATCGACGCGAACCTGAGCTTGCTCAATCCTGTCATAACTCATATACAAGCCCATTCCCGCCATGGCAAGGCTGTTCATGCTCATCGCGGAACTTGAAAAGCTTGTCTTGAGCTCTTCATTTGCGGCGGCAACTCCCTGCGTGCTGCCTTCAACATCATTAAGCGTGCCCTGCATAGTGGCGCCTACATTAGCAATGATCTCTGAAGCCTCGTCATACGCGACAAGGTGGATCTCTACTTCACTGCTGCTCATTCAAGGCTCCTCATTATTTTCTCTGCTGATACCACTTAGGCCATTCGATTAAGAACTGAATTTGGAAAGGCGTCAAGCTGCCTATGTACTCTAAGGTGTATCCGTACTCATGGGCGATGAATCCGATTGCCTGCGCTGATCCACTAATGCTAAGCCACTCGCTGAGAACGGCTTCTTCTGCGGAAAAAAACTCCCCTGAGTCTGCAACTTCATCAAGAGACGCACGACAACTTCGTAAGGCATCTCCTTGACTTCCTCAAACGTTAAACCTTCATTCGCAGGCGCTAGCTGCTTCCACAGCAATGCTATGCTCCTGTCCCTGTTGTCCTTGTACTTCTCAGCAAGCTCGATGAGCTCATTGTAACTCAGCAGCACATACCGGATCGTGCCAAGGTCCTCATCTACAATTTCGCGTATCTGCTTTGCTTTCCGGACAAGCTCTTTCGGATTGAAGATTTTCGTGCGTTCTCGTTTCTCAGCTTCAAGCTCTTCTAACCGCTGCTGCATCTCAGTAACTCTAGCCCAGTCAATTTCTCCTTCCTTCAAAGTTTTCACCTCAAATCGTTATATGAACGTGATTATTATCCTCTGAAAAAGAGGGGGGAAAGGTTTAGAATGCGCTTATTACGATGTCGCTGGCTTCTCCGGCTACTTTTTCGCTTACGATGCCTTTCTGGTCAACCTTCATGCTCCATGCCGTGAAAGTGCAAGTCTTGTACGTCCATTTTTCCTTGCCCGTTCCAGTGCCTGCTGGCGCGATGATTATGTCCACGCTTGTGCCACCGTAAACATACTGCTGATAAACCTTGTCGATGAACATCTTGTCAATGCTGAATTTGAAGTGCTTATTCCCATCTTCCAAGATGCTAGGCTTGTCACTTGCTAATGCGTACTCTTTGATCAGGTCAACGCTCATTTCATCCGTGAAGCCTTGAACGAAGCCTATAGTGACTGCGGAGCCTGCGCTTGCCTGGATAACGCCGTTACGACCTACTAAGGGGGTGCTCATTACGTTTCTCACCTCGATTCAAGTTTATCGTGACGAGATTGTGCAGATAGTTGCAGAGAACAATCTCCTGCGCCTCGCGCCTATGACCCGCAAAAAAGTGTTCAAAAATACGTTCATCCAAGCCATAATCCCACTGGCCATTAATCTGCCGGCAAGCCTCTTCAAAAGTCAAACACTCTGCATACTCATTGAGAACGTCGTGCGTGAGAAGCAGGAAAAGACCTAGCCATTGACGATAATATCTGTCCGTGTCGGCAAGGTATATCAAGGCTTTCCGGCTGAGCTCCAAAATATTCAAGAAGTGCCGATCGCGCAAGTGCTCCAACGTCTGGCGGGGAACGTCATCGAAGCGGCCGCAATATGCTTCTATCCTATAAGTTTGGAATAGCTTCTGATAGACTTGCTCGAGGAGCTGTGTCTGAGGATATGTAGGCCTTGGATCTGGCAGCAGACGGTTGAGAAAGCGTACTGCAAGATTGAGCAGTTTCTTCCGTACGTGAAGCTTCACCCACTTATCCAAGGAAGCTTCACCTAAACATTTGCGAGGCAAGACCTGCTATTCCATTCCAGATTTCCTGCTGCACCTCATCCCTATGCAACTCAAACGCTCGGGTCATGAATAACCTGGCAGCCATCCGCCTCGTACCCCATTCGACATAGGGCGCGTAGAAAGCGCGCGCGTAAATGACGAAGGCGCATGAACCAATCTCTTCCATGTTCTCCGTGCTCAGCAAATAACCCGTGCGCACCGGCGTGAAACTTCTCATATCCTCAAGAATACGAAGGCTCACAAGTGCCAAGCTACTCTGTACATTCTCTTTGAGCGCGTCGCTAAAACGGTTAAGATTCAAAACTAGTTCTGTGCCGCCTCGTACGCTTGCCTGGAAGGATATGCTCAAGATGTCAAGCCTCAAGTTGGAACTACGTGAAAATTGACGCATGCTACCTGAAGCGTCAACCTGACTAAGTCGGATCCTTCAACCTTCGTAATTTCCCTTTCAACATAAACATCCACAATTCCCGATATGCCTAGCTCTTTTGTGTGAAGGATCCTATAGACCTCGTCACGAATAAGCTTCCGGACGTCTGCAGCTGCGGCAGGAGTAGTCGTGACTTTCACGAGTACGTCGACGATTATTCTTTCGTGTTCAAGCCATGCTTCCCTGCTTAAGGGATCATTCTGGAGAGCTCCTGTAGGATTATAGCAGCTGACCCCCTGATTTTTAGTGCTAGCCAGAAAAGAAACTGTGTCGACGCGTGTTGTCTCCCAAAGGATCTCGCTGGCTAAGGGCGAGGCTAACGTCCAATTTGCCTGCAAAACTTGGCTGACGAGCACGTTATTCTCAGTCATGCCTTGCCCTTCTAGGTGCCTGGAGTCCTAACTTCGACGTCTTCCCCATTATCAAGAAGCTGCTGCAACTCCTGCGAAGTCACTAACCGCTTTTGGCCACGACAATAAATGCTTACGTAACTGCCTTGCCAGATGCTGCGCGCGGTCCCTGCTGAGGCCAAGCTTTGAGGGACACTGAAATCGTAAGGTCCTGACTCTACGGGATCTCCAGGTATGTTTTGGTTGCTCATGGTGACAGCAGCGGCCCCTGACTCGTATCAACTTCTCCAGCTAAGCTTGGAGTGAACACTGCAGCAACCGTGGACAGGTTCAGCATGTGTCTAGCTAAATCTTCTTTGAAGCCCTGTAACGTCGCGGTGATCGCTTCCTTGTATGGTCCTGCTCTGGCAACCCGAAGATCCCCAAGGAAGTAGTCGAAGACGCCAACAAGCGACCCGCCCATACTCACAACGAGAACACGAATACAAGCTATATCCAGAGCGCAGTTATAGGCCACAGAGTACTTTGGATCTGTAGTAGCGAGCGAGGGGACTCCCAATATCGAAAGTATGTAATTGTTCGCAAAGGTTACGTATGCTGCAAGGGTCGTATCAGCGATTTTCAATCCGTAAACATTGTACACGTGGTTAACAGCATCATACGTTGCGTTCAAGGCTGCCTGAACATCACTCGCAGCAATCGGAAAAGCTCCTGCAGGAGTAACGGGTGCTCCTGTACCGATAGGTTGCCAACTGAAAACGTGATTTGCATCTGGGTCAAACATGCTTATGTTTATGCGAAAAGTTGTCGCTCCCGGATTGCTAGGCCAGAAGCCTCTACCGCCCAAGTCATCCTGCGGGGTTAGCTGAATCTGATCTATCGTAGGCGTGAAGCTGAGACCGTGCGGTACGTCAACATAAGTATTTCCAGCGGTTATTGTTGCTGAACCCATCCTTAACCCCTCGTCTATTTCATTTGATTATGAACCCAGCTTTGCAGACCACGTGAAGTCGTAGTTTGCGCTTGCCGCTGTCGCAGGCGTCATGTTGAACATTGCTACTTCATATACGCAGACCGTGCAATTTGCGGCAACACTCGCCGAAAGGCTCAGACGCACATATCTAGCAGAGACACATTCAACCTGACTATCGACTATAAGCTCGCTAGTCGGATTTACACGTTGAAATGCTCCCGTTGCCGTGTTATAGTTCCAGTTTGTGCCGTCATTGGAATAGTACCAGTACCCGGTTAGAGTGCAGGTTTGATTGACGAGCAAGCCTACTTTCGTAAAGACTTCACACGTATACGTTGCTCCAAGGTTATAATCAAGAGTACCGATGACCTGCGAGCCCGTCGCATTAGTCGTTCCGTTCGTTGTGCTTGTTGTCCAGTCGCCGTCCGTGCTGTTAGCCAAGCTTGTCGGCGCAACACCCCAAGCCGTCGTAGTCGGAGTTATTCCCAAAGCAACATTCGGCAGCACTGCCGGCTGAGTGAGCGTAACCGTTATGTACGTGCTATTCGCACTCCAATAGAAACCTCTTCCACCTAAATCGCTTTGCCAGTTAATTCCAACATTCATAGGTGTGCCATTGAGTCCATGTGGAAAACTGTAGGATACGCTACCGCTGGGAAAAGTCGCTGCACCGTTACCTTCGGTATTCCAGCCATGATTATAATGAATTCTTGAGCCCGTCCCATAATCAACCAGAGGAGCAGCGCCATACCCGTAGAAAGTGTTATCTTCAACGAGGGTTTCCGCTACGCTTGCAGCAGCGATTGCGACGCCGTAATGTTCAAAATTGTTTCCATTTTTACCATTGAACTCGCAGCTAATTATGCGCGTGTAACTTGCAGCTGTCCCATAGAGGAAGATGCCATCATACGTGTTATTCGCGCTTGCACTGTTCTGGATGAAGTGGCAGCTGATGAAGCTGCAGGTTGAGCCGTTCAGCCATACGCCGTGATAACCGTTTTGTCGAAAGTCATCGTCTGTCCAGTCAAGGTAGCCGCCGCCCGTCATGTTGAGGCCGCACTGCCCGTTTAACATGAATTTGCTGCCGATCATGTGGCCGCTGGATCCGCCTGTAACGTGTATTCCGTCAAGCAGGTTATATTCACTGATGACATCGAAGAAGCTGTAGCCCCAGAACTGACTTGTGTAAATGCCATACTGCGCGAAATGAGTGATATACACGTCGTGAAGAGATAGGTCCCAGAAGGTGCCGCCTGCCGTTGGTTCAATGTATATGCCTGATCCTTGCGTGTTCATTCCACTGTTGCCCGTTATGGTCATGGAATATATTTCTGCTAAAACGTTCGTTGAGCTATTCTTGTATTCGAAGAGGTTGCAGTTTGCATTATCTGCAAGCTGCAGTATTGTTATGCTTGGGCCTTCGCCTTCTATCCAAATATGCTGCTTCATGATTATTGGCGCGGTAAAGTTGTATGTTCCCGCTTTCATGAGAATTCTTCCGCCAGAAGAGCCCACAACTGTTAGGTTTCCTATCTCGCTGTTTACGACTGCGCTTATGTTTGTGTTTTGAAGAACCGTGCCATCCGTGCCATTCTTCGCGAAAAAGTTCCCGGCGCCATTCGTTGTGATGATATAATTGTACGCGCCCGTAGGGCTTGCAATAGTATCCGTTCTGTTCAATCCGTTCCAGACTAGATTGTTCAAGTTTACGGTCGTGCTGTTTATCGTAGCCACAAGCAAGTTCCCGCTGGAGTAATTGAAGACGCTGTAGGCTAGGCCAGCTTGGTAATACGCGAATACGCCAGAGTTAAAGTCATCAATGATACAGGTTGCTCCAGAGGCGACGGTCCAAGTTATTCCTGTTGCGCCTTCGTCAAGGATGAATCTTACGTTATTCAGAACAGTTACGGATGCTGTGTAGCTTCCTGTTTGAACGTGAACGCTGCCGCCGGCACTGCTAACATTTCCAAAACCATCCATAATTATCTGGCTCTGATTTGCAAGAAACTCCGTAAGATAACCGCTCTGATTCATCAAACACGCGCCAGCGCTATGCTGGATGACAAGGTACGTGTTGCTCTTCTGAAAGGCGCTGAGGCTGCTGTTCACTGGAATATCAAGCCTATTCTCGATTGTTTGAACACGAGCTTGAACATCAACATTCACGTTGATGTTTGCACCTAGATAAGCAGCAATTCCAGCACAAAGGAGAATAGCGCAGATCAGAACTGTTTTTACAGGGGTTAGACTGTTCAGGTTGATGTTTAAGGATCCTTTTGAGGTCTGTTGTTGATTCATGCTTTTTGTCACTCCCATGACTATGAAGATTATGCCACGTGGCATACTTTTGAAGCCTGTTCGGCGCGCGAACAGACCTATCGACCATACAGTCTGTTGAGTAACCTGTGTACTCTGCAGTGCAGGCAAATCTCATATTTGCCGCAGCTGCAATGCCTGCAGAGATTCTTACTCAACCAGACGACGAAACTGTTAAACATGGCACTTTCAGCTTTCAGCCTTGGCCAGGGAGAAAGGAGAGCTGCAAAACGCACACTCCAACCTTCCTAGAAACTATCTTCGGAGAAGTGAAAGAAGATGGTTTTTGAATGCTGGCTGACGTGCAAAAATGTTAACTAAAAAAGGGGGGAATTCATGCTTTAACTGTTTGCTTCGCAACGTTTATCCTGCTGGCTTTCCTGCGTGGTAGTTTGGGTTTTGCATGGCAGCAAGGGTCGCGTCAATGTATTGTGTTGCTAGCTTGAGGAAATCAAAGGTTGAATCGTAGCCGATGACGCTGCCTAACCCAATAACTCTGCCTACATCTGAGACAAGGGTTGCAGGCGGATAAAGCACCAAGTACCCATTCACTATGTTGATTGCCCAGCCCATATAGGATCCTATAGAGGTTTGAGTGCTGCTGGTTACTTTTGAAGCTGTTGACGTGCTAGAGGTTGAAGGTGTCTGTAGGTCGGCAACGCTTGTGTTGAGGACGTCGTTGAGGCCCCATCCGTAAACGAAGCTGATCAACACGATACCTAATATGCTTGTTACGTTTTCAGGTATCGTGAACGTTTGGAATGTTGCCGCTGCGCTAGCAAAGCTCGTGATGAACGCTAAGATTGCAGTTGCTGTGTAGGTGTGGTCCCAGGAAGCTCCTGCCTGGAGTTTCTTGAGACTCGGTAGCAAGGTTCGCAGGAGAATAGCGATTGTTATGGCTGCGAAGCTGATTATCACTTGCGTGTCGTTCATGTCTTTCTTTCCTTTCACCATTAACTGGTGAACTGTGAAGAGACGCTCGAGAAGGAACGTCTCATGTAATATGTGAGCGTGAAATTGACCTTAGAAAAGGGGGGAAAGAGGGTTGTAGCTACTTTGTAGCTTACTTGGGTTTAGGTTGTTTTCAGTCCTGTTATTTGGACGATAGCGTCTCCGCTCAAGACTACAGGCGAGTACCTTGTTGTAAGCGATACATCTACGCAGTCGAAGTCTTTCTTGAGCTCCAGATCCGTCATCAACGGCCGTTTAATGACGAAGAAGCCCATAGGCGCGTAGGCGCCGCTTGGATTCTCTCCAGTGCTAACCATGTATGCGGTGCCAGCTGATTGTACAGGTGTTACGAGAACTTGTATGTCGCCGTAGATTGTGCCGATTACGCCGCCCTTCATGATTTTCTCGCCGTAATGCGCCCACAAGCTGAACATTGGCAGCTCGTATAGGTCCCTAGCGTTTATGGGGTTGCAGATGAAGTGTGTTGGCTTGAAGCTTTTAGATTCAATGTAGCTTTTTGCCCAGAGAATATCCTCTTGGCCTACTCCGTAGGCTGTGCCTGCGCTGACTTGGAAGCGTGTTCCTGTGCTGCCCATGCTCCAGCCTGTTGCTCCGCTGCTGATTCCTGCGCCGGCGCCTATTACGCTGAGACAGTCATAGTCAATCGTGTAGGCCATACGTCTTGCTAGACGTCTGAGCTGCTGCTCGATCACTGGAATGTAGAAGTCTTCGATGTTTTCGCGGACAACCCTTTCACGTTGGCCTTTCTTGTATGGCGTTACGGTCACGTATGATAGCGGCGTGAAATCCATTGGAATCTCAACGCCCGGGCTAATCTCGCTTATAGCTGCGCTTCGGCTGCCGGCTTCCTTAGCGAAGGTTGCTGTTCTGCCTGCGACTAATGGGAATTCTGGAAGCAACTGTTTGATCATCAGTGCGGGCATTGTTAGCTCGATGATTTTCTTGTGTAAGGCTGGATACGCTACTGCGCCAGTATCAACCCATGTAAAAGCGTCTGGTGTCATGCTCATCTTCAATCACCTATGTCAGGAAGATTACTGCTGAGGCTCCGCTTGCCGCGCCGATTTCGCAGATGCCCATTATTGACCTTTCCGTGTTAAGGATAGCTGCTATGGCTGCGCTTGTGCCGGTCAGGTCTGTTGCTGAGATTGCTGCGCGTGTCTGAATTGTTCCGCCAGGACCTGAAGTTATGCAGTCTCCGACTGTTATTGTTCCATATGCTTTTGCGCGTACTCTACCTCGCCAAAGAACTGAAACGCTCTTGCCGAGAGCTGCACTAGTTATGCAGACACCGGAGGGTTTGTTGCCTGGGCTTGTTGTTGGCTTCTTAACGGTTTGATCAGCAGTCGTGAGCTCTACGACTTGACCCATCGTTAAGATTTCGCCAGCGATTTCCCGAGTAATGTACCGGTCGCTAATGTGCGGGTTAGTGCCTTCAAAAGTGTCGCTCATAGTCCTTCACCCTTTGCTTGCCCTGAAAAGGTCGTGTTGCCCTGCTCCCTCATTTTCGCGTTAGCCTTCAGAAAATCCTTGAACCAGGGTGACGATGGACCAGTTGACTCTTGATCCATGTCTTCAGTGCTGATTAAGCCT